GCGCATCGATCAGGTCCTGCTGGGATGTTGACGATTGGCCCCCCGCCGGGCTGCCCGACGCTTGGTTGAAAGCGGCGAGCAGCGTCTGTTGTGACGTACTAGGCATTTCTTCCCCTTCGCGCGGGACGGCTGTTTTGGCGAACGGCGCCGGCGCCGGCGTTCACCTCCGTAAGCTCCTGCTCCAAAATCAAGAAAGCTTCCACTTCGCGCGCCCCCAGACTTTCGATTCCCTTTTGCCCTAACTTGCGCCGCACCAGATAGTCCTCGAGCCACGCCATGCTTTGCGCCGTGATAAACGATTTTGGACAAACCGTGGTCGCCGCACTGTTCTTCGCCCAGACTATCCGCTCGGGCGTTTCTAGCGCCCGCGGTATCCAGCCGCACCTGCGCTTAATCTCCAGGCCGGCCTTTCGGCACGCCGCGCACTCCCAGCCGGCTTGGTTGGAGAATTGAAAATGGAGTGCGGCAATCAGTTTTTTCTTTCGGCTTCCGACAGCCCGCACTGTTGCTTGACCGCGGCCAATGCCTCGCGAAACAACTCTTCGGGCCCGCTCGCAGACAGCGACTCAGGAGTCGCCGGCTGCCCGTCCAGCTCCAGACCCGTGACTTCCTGCAATCCCCAAAGCATATAGATCCGATCGATCTCGGACGCCAGCAGCGCGGCTTCCATCTTTTCGTTGGGAGTGTCGCCCGCCTCCATGAACTCTCTCCGTGCCGCCAACTCCCGGATACGGCGCGTCAACTCTACGCGGCGCCCAAATGACATCTTGGCGACTGTGTAACTAACCCCTGGCGCCACGCTAGAGTCTATGGTTTCGAAACTCGTATATTCCATCTAGCAACCTATCCTTGTGGGGCAGGTTGTCAACCTGCGGGCCGATTGGCGAATCGGCCCCAAGCTATCCGAACGCCACCACGATCTCATTGTCCGCCGTCCCCTGCGCCTTCGATCCTTGGAATTTCCACTGCAGCCTGTTATCGCCGTCGTCGAACTCCGGCACGACCGGCACGACGCTCATCATGTAAACGCCCACCACCTGACCGGTTTGCTGCCCAAGCTGAAACATCAGGCTTATCGGCGACTGCTGCCGCGCCGCTTGGTACAGCCCTTGTGTCGCCGCATCGTTCAGTTCATAAAGGCTGAACGCCGCGGTTACCGACCGCGGCCCCGGCGCGATAGCTAGCGGCAGGTTGGTTCCGAATTCTTTCGATCTTAGATCCAGGCCGTTGTCTAACTGGAACTGCCCGCTCGTGATCGTATAGAACTTGCTGGGCGAAACACCGAGCCATGCCTCGCCCATGTTACCCGGCACGATCGAGTAGTCGAAAGCGCCCAGCGCGGGCTCCGCCGGAAAGCCGCTCAGTTGCCCTTCTCCCGCTGTAAAACTGGCGCTGTCGAGCAGGTCTTGCGCCATTCCCTCGAATTCAAACTGGTGAAAATCGCCATTCACCTTTACGGTCATCTTGTCGACTGCCGCTCCGCAGAGAATCCTCTGAAGTGCGGTGCTGGGATCCCAATAATCGAAGATGCTGACGCTTGGCAATTCTGTCGCCGGAAAATAGGAGATACTCGGAGCGATCTCGGTCCCCGCGGCCGGCGCGGTCGAAAATACGGCGTTCACCTGCACGGCCGTCGCGCTCACGATTGCCGTGACAAACCGGATCTCGCCGTTGCATGACACGCCCTGGCCCACGGCCAGCCCATGCGGCGCCGCGAACACCAGCGTGGTGCCGCTCGAGCCTGCCGCGGCTGCCCCGCCGGCGTACATCGCCGGAGCGGCCCCCATGCTGGCCTGAAACAGCGGCCCATAGGATGGACCCGCGCTCTGCCCGCCCCAACTCGTCATGTAGGTTGTCAGGTCGAAGCTGGTCGTGCGCCGCAGTCCCGAGGGTATTCCTACGAACGTCCGGCTGCCCGTCTTGTCCCGCCGGTCGGCTGTTTCCAAATTATTCTTGGCCGTCAGCTTCAGCGTGGGAAACCGGTTCTGCGCCGTGATCGCAGGCGTCTGTCCGTAGGTGTTTTCCAGTCCCGTGTAAAAGCGGTTGGCATTAGATGAAATGTACGAGGCCATGGCTCTAGTCGCTCACTCCCACGTTGAAAGAGACCTTTCCTACCTGGATGAAATTCTGTCCGCCGTGCTTCACCGGCCCCAACGCCGCTTCATAGCATCCGGCGTAGAACATTCCCTCACCCCAGTCCCCCCGGTTCTGATCCAGTACCTGGGTCACAGCGTCGGTATACATCTGCAGTTGATCCTCGATCCCTTCCAGCCTGTCTTGTGAAACCCGCATTTCGATCGCCATCATGGCGATTCCGGAGAAATTCCTGAATTTCTCCTTGAGCTGGTTCACGATCTTCTCGCAGTACACGTTGACCGCCGGATAAACCACGTCGGTGCTGCGCTCCGCTAACTCAATCGATACGTTCTGCGCCAGAATCTGACTCTCTCCAAGCGGCGGCAGAGTGACATTCTCCGCCAGGGCTAGCGTCGCTACGGAGGCGTTCAGTCCTTGTGGCGCGCTCAGAAGCGTAACTACCTGTGCGGTGACCGTGCTGCCTACCCATGCCATTCTCTAACCCCTCTGCAGAAGTCGCGGCAACCCGCGCAGATAGTCCGGCGCCTGTCCGTTCCCCGGCGCTTGTCCCGAAGTGGATACTGGCCCAGCCTGCACCCACACCTGATCCAACGGCATGGGCGCCGTATTCTGTAGCGTCATTGTCGTAGGTAACAGGCCCACGTATGCATTCCAAGCCGTTGCGTTGGCCGGTTGATTGACCGGCTGGACCACCAGGGCATTCCCGGCCGCCATGGTAAGAGTACTGGGATTGCCGGCCTGCCCCTCCTGGCCTTCCGCGTTCAGCCACGCCACGCTCGCGCAGTAGGTCGCCGCCGGTTGACCGCCGGGAATCGACGTCAGTTGCGGCGGCGCGGCCTGTGGGATGGGGTTTCGCGCAATGCCGATCCCGGTCTGAATGAGCTTGTCCATGGCCCACTTTGCCAGTTGCTGAAACTGATCCCGCTTGCCTTTATAGCGGTCGTTCAATTGGTCGAAGTAGGCATCCTGATAGACCAGCGTCAAAGTTTGGAACACGTGCCAAAGCTGCAGCGGCGGCGTCACCACGATGTTGTTCAAGCAAGGCTCCGGTGGGAACCGGAACTGCCAGGCGTAAACGTTGCTGCGCTGCAGCAGCGTCGTCACTTCGATTCCGAGCTCTTGCTGCGCCAGCGCCAGCTTTTGGCTGAGATCGATGTTCTCCGTTTGGGCCGTGGCCAGCACGTAGGAGTCCTGCACCGTCAAATCCTGGATCGTCGATATTCCGTCCGTGAATAACGCCATCGCCCCGGCCTACTCTTTGCCCGTCTGTGCGCCGCCCTTCAGCTTGCGTAGCTCATTGGGCGAAATGACCGTGAATTGCATTCGCGACGCCGCCGCAAGCTGATCCGCTTGCCGCTTCGCCTCCGCCTTCTGCTCTTGGAACTCGCGCGCTTCGTCGGCCGTCGCCAGGCGCGCGGCGCCTTCCACGATCATCCGCGCCGCAATCCGGCGTGGAACCTCGGTGCGCACTCCTTCGCGTCCGCCATCTTGTGTTTCGAGGCTCACCAACAAGGGTGAAGCATCTTGTAGGCTTTCCTCCGTTGCCCGGATCTTCCTGAAGTAAACTTGTAAGTCCATGGTTGTCTCTTGTGGGGCCGGTCGTACCCGGCCCCCTTCTTTGTTGTCCGCCTGAGTCGGTCCCACTCGCGCCCGCTATGAGTTCACCTGAACGCCGAAGTTGTTGCGGATCACCGCGCAACCGTACAGCACGTCCACCGTGAACTGCTGAGCCAATGTATTCGGCTGGTAGCTCATCACTACGCGCATGCCGAAATTGCCCATCTCCGCGTAGTGCGCCACTGCGCCCGTGCCATACAATGGCTGCGGCAGTCTGCGGATAACCAGCCCGATTGCCGGCTTGGTGAAAGCCAGGTTGTGGGTCGTGATGGGCGAACTGCCGGTCATTGCCACGAACTGCGACCGCATCACGAAAAAGTCTTTGATCTTCCCCACCGTGCCGTCGATCAAAGCCCGCAGCCCCGCCTCGCCGGCGGTCTGGAATTCGCTGAAGCGTTCGATCTGCCGCAATGCGGAGTAGGTCGTGGCGTTTACCACCAGGAATTTAGGCTCCGAGGATGGCACCATCGCGCTAAACAACTCGCTCTCTGCCTGATCGATCACCGCTTCTACCAGCGATGTCCCCGGCGTACCCACCGGCGTGTTCGCCGTAAACCCGGCAAACAGGTTCAGTAGGCTGGTTTCGATGCTCTGGGCGATCGCCACCACCGCCGGCTGCATGTAGACTTGCAGTAAGTCCGGAACCGCCAGCACCTTGGTCACGTCCGGAATTTGGAAGGTCGCTTCGGCGTGTGTGTTCAACACGATCTGCGCATTTCCCAGGTTCGGGTTTTGCGGTTGAACTGTTCCGCCTTCTGCGATGTTGTTGGCTACCAGCACTGGGGGAATCGGAATGTTCACCGTGTCCCCCGCTTGCGCCAAAACAGGTTCATAGTCGCGGTTGACCAGGTTTCCCATCACTAGGTTCCCGACCAAGGCGGGCAGAGCGTCTGCCGCCACCAGCTTCACGATCGCGCTGGCCACATTAGCTGAAGTAATTATCGCCATTCATTCTCCTAAGTTGACTAAGTTCTCTTGCCTGCCTCTTGAATTCAGACATCCTGTCCAATGTCGCTGAAGTCTTTGTGGGGCAGACCTCTGGTCTGCGCGGGTCCCCCTGGACCCGCCTCATTCCTGCCGCGCCCCTATATCCCCCGCAGGTTCTGCGAAGCCACGCGCAGAATCTCCTTCCGTACCCGTTCCATCTGTTCGGAACTCATTCCCGGCCGGATGCCCTCGATGCCCACGCTTTCGGTGCTCTCTCGCGGCGCCTTGTGCGCGGCCGTGATCCCCGACCCTCCAGGTATCCTGGCCGGCAGGAACTCCGGATTTTCGCTCACGAAGTTGCTCAAATATTCTTTAAGCGGCACTTCGCCTTCGTCGCTGTGCGCCAGCAGCCGCCCGTCTTCCGTGCGGAATACGCCGTCGTGCACCGCTCGGTATGCCAGGTCCACCTTCGCCACCCCCAATCGTTGCAGCTCCGCCCGAATGGCCGCGCCTCTCTCCGCCTGCTCCGCCGCCTGCCGGCTGCGCTTGCTTTCTTCTTCCACTTCGTTCAGCCGCCGCTCCAGTTGCTCGCGGCGTTTGCGTTCCTCCACCAGTTCCGTCTTGTAGGCCGGTTCGCTCTTGGCCTGCTGTTCCTGCAGAAACTCGTGAATTGCTTGCTTCACGATCGCTTGTACGTCCGTGTCTTCCATAATCTGTTCCCCAGTTGCGGGGCAGCTTGGTAACGTGCGGGCCGATTGTTAATCGGCCCAGTGTGCGCCGATTCCCAATCGGCGCGCAGGATACCATCCTGCCCCACACGCAAACTGACCCATTACCCAAACGTAGCGCCCGCACTCATGCGCGCCGTTTCGAGACTAACCCATCAACTCTGTGCCTCAATCTCCTGCGCGATCTGAGTCTTGATCTCCTGCCGCACGTCAGATAGAAACTTGAACGCCAGTTTCTTGAAGACCTGTTTCTTCAGCGTCTCCGATTCGATCCCCATCGTCAGCAGCTTTCGGGCGTCGTCCAGTTCATTGCTGAAGTCGGCGATATCAAACTCGTCCAGCCCCGAAACGTCGATCGAAATGTTGTCCTGGCGCGCCGCCGCGATGGCTCGCAGGATTTGCTTCATCGTGTCTTTCACCGCGTCGCCATATGCCCGCAGCACCTCCTGCGTGATGCTGAAGTCCCGCTGCTTGCTGGCGCCCGATTGCTGGTGGCTCGATGCATCCGGCCCCGCCGCGTGCGCTATCAGATAGCACACCCGGTAAATCTCGTCTTTAAGCTGCACCAGATTGTCGGCCGCGATTTGGTAAACTTTGCCTTCCGGCTCGGTCCACCCGAACTTGTCCCCCGGAGCCAGTTGTATAAAATAGGAGTCGCCCACGATCTGGTTCCACTCCCGGTCCGAATAGATTACCGGGGAGGCGAACAAACCCATCGTCAGCGCCCAGGAAAGCGCGTTCGACTTGTTGAAGTGCTCCAGTTGCAGCAAAGCCGCTTTGTTCATTAGCCAGAGCCCTTCGGTCACCCGCAGCGGAAATATTGGTACCCGGTTCTGGCTGGCCAGCCCGTGCAGCCCTTCATCCACCAGCCGCACTTCCTTGTCCTTCAGTTGCTGATAGACTTGATAATTCCGCCGGTCGTAGTAGATCCAGCGCGTCTCGCGCGCCCATTCGCCGTCGCTGACTTTGGACTTGCGCAGCGATGAGGTCCGGATCACCGCCCAGTCCAGCCCGCCGTGGTCGTCGTAGCTCCAGTTGATCAGTTCCTCCGGCGAGTAATCCACCAGATACGCCCGCGAGCGTCCCACTGCGTCCTCTTCCGCGCGGTTACTGGCTGAAACCGCCGACCGCGGAAAATCCACTACGATGTAACTCCGCCCCTGCACCAGCGTTTGCACGATCCGCTGCCGGAAAAACTCGGCGATGGAGGTGCCCTTCAAATCGCAATCGTCCGCGAATAGGTTGTAGAAGGTTTTTGCCGCTTCGTCGTTGCCGTCGAACAGCAAAGCTGGCTCGCGCCGCATCAGCGTCGCCGCGTACCAGTCGATGATCGAGCCGATATAGTTCTCGTAAAACACCCGGCACAAACGCTCGGCGTAGATATCGTTGGGCTCCTTGTGCCGCCTGACCAAATACTCGAAGGCGTTCTCCCGCATTTGCTCGCCGCCGGCGTACAGGTCCCGGTACTTCCTCCACATCGTCTTCTTGGCGCCATACTCGGGATGCTCTCGGTCGATGTTCACCATCTGGTCCTCAAATCAGCCGCTCCTGATGTTCGCCGAGCGCCGGATGCGGTCTGCATTCCTGCCACAACAAGTAACCCAGCGCGTCCGAAAGATGGGTCCTGCGGCGATCCTTCTCCTTGTCGATGGCGTTGCTGTCCGCCTTGTACGACACCTGCTCGAAATCTTTGATTAAGTCCTTGCACTTGGGGTCTACCAGCAGCCGTATCTCTCCGCTCGCCGATCGCAGTCTGGCGTTAGTCAGCATGATCCGTTCGCGCACGCTGGGGTTGGCTTTGGGTACCTTATAGGTCGCCTGCGCGCCGTAGGTCGTCCGAAAGTACTCCCGCACGATCTGATAATCCGAAACGCCCGTGGTGTGCTGGCTGTTCCCCGAGGCGTCGCCGTATATCACAATCCCGCTCTTGTGGTTGGGAAACCGTGTTTCAAACTCCTCGCAAGCTTCGTGCGTGCTGGCGTGCCGCAGGGCGATTTCATCCAGCACCAATACTGTCCGGCCCTCGATTTGCGCCACTATCGAACACATCGGGTCCACGTTGAAATCCAGCGCCCACAGCAGCGGGCAATTCGAGTTTACGCGCAGGCTTCTCACGTGCTCGCGCCGGTTGAAGGCGCTGTATACAAGTCCGCCTTGTTGGCTCACGTACTGCCCCAGCGCTTCCTGTTGATAAAAGCTGTCATCGTAGCTGTTCTTCAGCCGTTCGTAGAAGTCCGGAACCTTCTCCAGCAGATACTGATTCTCGTGCGGCTCCGCGACGATCGCGCTGTATCCCGCCACCGGATCCGCGATGAATTTGCGATAAACCCAGTCAAAGCCTTTCGGCGTCCATACCGCGAAGCCGCAAAGTATGGCGGCCAATGGATCGCGCAGCCGTCCCTCCAGCCGTAACCACGCGCCCTCCGGCGCATAAGTCAGCTCATCCAGTCCGAACCAGGCCAGGTTGGTGCCGCGCAGCCGCTCGAAGTCGTCTACCGGCCGGAATATGATGCGCGACCCGGTTTGTTTCATCGTGAGCATGTTCTCGGCCTTGTTGTATGTGTACGGAAGGCCCTGGCTGTCCAAGAGATCGAACAGCGTCGTCTGTGTAGCGTCCCGTAACATCGGATAAGTGGGTGCGCCGATCAGCCCCAGCCGGCCTTGATTGCAATAAGTGAGTTTGATCGCCTCCTGGCACAGCGCCTGGCTTTTGCCGGAAGCGATCGGCCCGGAAAAACCCTTGAAGCGCGACTTGCAGTCGTGGAAAGCCCTTTGTGAAGGAAGCTGGTCATAGGCTATACCTTGGTCAAGGACGCCGTCGTCGCTGCCGATTCTATCCATCGCACCCTGACTTCGCGCGGCTCGTCCGCATCCAGCTCTTTCTCGATCTGCAACAGCCGTACCAGGTCTGCCAGCATCGGTTTCATCTCGGGTGTTCCCAGCTTCGCCTCGATGCTCTCGATCGCTTTCCTGACAACCCGCGCTCTGTGCCGCTGTGGCTCCGTCATCCGCAAACCCTTTTCACGATTTGAGACTAACATCCGCCCTCCCGCAGCCGGATCGCAACTTTGCGCTAAGTGACACAATTTGAACGCGCAGATTATATTTCTCGACGTGTGACCGTTCTTGTGGGGCGGGCAATCTTGCCCTGGGGTCCCCTCTGGGGACGCCTTTTCAGGCGGCTTGCACGATTGCCTGTGAAGTTCAGCGTACCCGGGACGCCTCTTTACCCCGTCTGCCCGTCATCCGACTACAATCGGATCGTGAGCAAACTACGGATTCTGGTGACCGGCGGCGCGGGTTATATCGGGGCGCACACCGTCCGGCTGCTGCGCCGGCGCGGCTATGCCGTCACCGTGGTGGACGATCTGTCGCGCGGATACCGCCACAATGTGGAAGCCGGCGCGTTCCACCAATTGCGCGTGCAGCAAACCGATGAAATGGCCGCTCTGCTCGCGGGGCACGACGCGGTCATCCACTTCGCGGCCTATATCGCGGTGGGCGAATCCATGCGCGTGCCCGAACTGTACTTCGAGAACAATGTGGGCGGCTCGCTGTCGCTGCTCGCGGCCATGCTGCGCGCCGGCGTAAAGCGCCTGGTATTCTCTTCCACCGCCGCGGTGTATGGTATACCCCACGCATCGCCGATTCTCGAGAGCTTTCCGATTGCGCCGGTGAGTCCGTATGGCGAATCCAAGGTGATGGTCGAAACCATGCTGCGGTGGTTCGATGCGATCCACGGGCTGCGCAGCGTGTGTCTGCGCTACTTCAACGCCTGCGGAGCCGATCCCCAGGGCGGCCTCGGAGAGGAGCACGATCCGGAGACGCACCTGATCCCGCTGATGTTGCGGGCGGTGGTAAGTGGACAGCCGTTCACCGTATTTGGCAACGATTACGACACGCCCGACGGCACTTGCATTCGGGATTATATTCACGTTAACGATCTAGCGGAGGCCCATATTCTGGCCGTGGAGGCGCTGCTGGCGGGCGGCGCGTCGGATCGATTCAACGTGGGCACGGGCAGCGGGCATTCCGTGATCGAGATGATTCGCGGCGTGGAGGAAGTCACTGGGCGGAAGGCGCCCTACGTGGTGGGCGCGCGCCGCGCAGGCGATCCGCCGGCGTTGGTAGCCAATGCGGACAAGTTGCGCGGAGTGTTGGGGTGGACGCCGCGCTATGCGGGCGTTCAAGATATTATTTCGACAGCCTGGCGATTTGAAAGGGAGCGGAAGCTAGGCTGAAACAGGCAAAAAATATGAAGTGGCTTACGGCGTTTTTCTTCGCGTACACTATGCTGGCACAATCGTCTTATGACTTATTGCTCAAGGGTGGCCGCGTCATCGACGGCAAGAACAAGATCGGCGCGGTCCTCGACGTGGCGATTACGGGCGGCAAGATCGCGGCCGTCGCCGCCGACATTCCGGCCGCCAAAGCCTTCAAGGTAGTGGATGTCTCCGGCCTCTATGTCGTTCCGGGCCTCCTCGACATGCACGTGCATGTCTACGCCGGCACCGGACAGCGCGGCGCATACTGCGGCGACAACAGCGTCTATCCCGATGGCTTCACCTTCCGCTCTGGCGTGACCACGGTAGCCGATGCGGGCAGCTCCGGCTGGCGCAATTTTCCGGACTTCAAAGACCGCGTGATCGATCGCGCCAAGACCCGCGTGCTGGCGTTCCTGAACATCGTCGGGAAGGGCATGGCCGGCGCGCCCGAGCAGGATCTCACGGAGATGGACGCCCCCGCCGCGGCCGCCATGGCCATGCGCTACAAGGACACCATTGTGGGCATCAAGACGGCGCACTACGCCGGTCCCGAGTGGACCCCGGTCGAGCGCGCGGTGGAGGCCGGCACGCTGGCGAATATCCCGGTCATGGTGGACTTCGGCACGTTCCGGCCGGAGCGCTCCTTTCAGGATCTGGTGCTGAAAAAACTGCGCCCCGGCGATATCTACACCCACACCTATTTGAGCTGGGTTCCGATCCTCGACGAGCAGGGGCGCCTTCTGCCCTATCTTCTCGAAGCTCGTCGCCGCGGCGTGATCTTCGATGTGGGGCATGGCGGCGGCAGCTTTCTGTTCCGGCAGGCGGTGCCTGCCATGCGGCAAGGATTCGGGCCGGATTCCATCTCCACCGATCTGCACATCGGCAGCATGAACGCGGGCATGAAGGACATGCTGAACGTCATGTCCAAGTTCTTGAACATGGGCATGCCTCTGGATGAAGTGATCCTGCGATCCACCTGGACGCCCGCGCGCGAGATCCGCCACGAAGAACTCGGCAATCTGTCGGTGGGGACCGCCGCGGATGTGGCCGTGCTGCGCGTGGAGGAAGGGCATTTCGGATTCGTGGACACCTATGGCGCGCGCATGCAGGGGACCCGCAAGCTGGTTTGCGAGCTGACCCTTCGCGATGGCCGCGTGGTGTTCGACCTGAATGGAATTACGCGGGAGGACTGGGAGAGGTTGGGCAATTATCTGGCGCAGGGCGATGCCGCGTGGGATGCCACCATGTCCGGAGAAGTCCGAAAGAGGAAATAGCTTGTGGGGCACCGTCGAAAACCGCCCTGGAGGGCGGGCAATCCTGCCCGCAGCCGGCTTTCAGCCGGCCCTGTCCGCCTGAAAAGGCGTCCCCCGAGGGACCCCAGGCCAAGATTGGCCGCCCTCCAAGCGTTTTCATCGTCTTTGGTGGCCCGCAGGGCCATCAGGACAGGATGGCATCCTGGATGGCATCCTGCGCGCCGATG